CTTGCGTCTGGAGACAGGGTTAGGATTCTGGTTTATCAAAATAGCGGTGGCGCGTTGAATACGCTTGCAAGCGAGTCCATTTGCACCATTCAAAAAATCGACTCATGACCCAACACACTCTCTTCGCTCTCATCGCTCAGGCCGTCATTTACTGCGCCCTTGGAGACCTCTGGATCGGGGCGTGGGCCGCATCGGCCTACTTCGTGGGCCGCGAGTACGCTCAGGCCGAGCAGCGTGTCATCCAGCGGCATTACGGCAACCGGCGCGCGCTGGCTCCGGTCTGGTGCGGACTGGAGCCTCGGGCGTGGACGCTCAAGGGGCTGTTCGATTGGATCATCCCGACGTGCTTCGTTTTTTCGGTGGCTGTGGCTTTCCGGTGATTGACTGAAGTGCGTCAAAGATTGTTCCATCCCCGGATGGATGACCAAAGATTCCAACAAATAATGAGTGCCATATCTAATTCAAAACCTATGGGCGGAGAAGACTTTAACCCAAATTCGCTGGATGCTTGCATCGCTCGCATTCAGGCCGACATTCGACAAATCCTTGAGATCCAAAAGGGATTAACTCCTCGGATTGACGCACTTGAGAAGTTTCGGTGGTATCTCATGGGGGCCGCTGCTGCTGTCACCTTCTTCTTCAACGCAGCTTGGGAATGGATCAAGGCACACGTTAAATGACCCTCTCAGAGAACGGACTAAAGCTTCTGCTCGATCACGAAGTCGGCGGAGGCAAGGCGTACTACGACAAGAAGCTGGCGCGACCTTCGTGGCCGGGCGAGCAGAGTGGGGTGACAATCGGGATCGGGTTTGATCTTGGGTACAACAATGAGGCTCAGTTCCGCACCGCATGGGGTGAGCAACTCGCTGAAGGGCACTATCAGGAACTCAAGAAAACCCTTGGTGTCACCGGCGAGGCGGCAGAGAAGCTGATACCTGGGCTTCGCAACATCGTGATCCCTTACGAGACCGCACTGGATGTGTTTCTTGAGGTGACTGTCCCGAGGTTCTGGGTGCTGACGCTTCGAGCGTTCCCGAGGGTACTGTATCTACCGGAAGACGCGCAGGCTGTGCTGCTCTCGCTCGTGTTCAACCGTGGCACGTCCATGTCCGGAGACCGGCGCGTGGAGATGCGCGAGATTTCTGAGCTGCTCCAGAAGCAAGACTATGACAAGGTGGCAGGCCGAATCCGGGCAATGAAACGGTTATGGGCTCCCACGTCCGGCCTTGTGCGCCGCCGGGAGGATGAAGCTAAACTCTGGGAGGAAGCATTCGCATGATCGACCCACTCACGGCAGTCACCGCATTCGTCCCGGCACTCTTGGATGTCGGAAAGGCCCTCACACAACGGTTTCTCGCTCCGAAGGAGATGAAACCGATGAATGTCGAGGAGTACGTCCAAATGCGTCAGGTGGATCTGGAGATGTTCAAGGCCATGAACGAGACGACCTCGGGCGGAGCCAGCTACCCGTGGGTGGACGCCATTGTGCGGCTTCAGAGGCCGCTTGTGGCAGTGGCAGTGCTCGGGACATGGGCGTACACAGTTGCCGCCGGGCAACAGTCAGACTCTGTAAACAACTTCGCGGCGGCAATCGGGTTCTACCTTTTCGGGGATCGGACTCTTTTTTACGCGAAAAAGAGTAAGTAATTGAAGAAATTTTCATCTTCAAGATCCTGATTACTAGTCACTTGCGTTCACCTCAGATTCTCGCGCCACTTTTTGATGGACTTCGTATCGGGGCGCGTGAATGCTGATTGCGCCATGAAACAACCACTCGTTGACGTCAAAAGCGTCGTCGGCAGATTCGGTGGGCGGGCGCAGCTTTGGCGCTCTCTTACCGCTGCGGGGATTGAGATCAGTCCTCGGACCATAGACAACTGGGTTGATCGGGGTCAGATCCCGATTGACCGATTCACAGAACTGGTGCTTCTCGCCCGTTTGCAGGGCTGGAAACTCATCATCAATGACTACCTGAACCCACTAAACAAATGACCATCGAACAACTCGCAGCCCTCATATCGGCCACAAAACAACGGATCGACATCGAGCGATCCAAGCTCGAACTCCTTGAGAAAGAACTCATCGACAAGGTGACTGACGTCTTCACTTCCGAGATGGAAGCGAAAGGAAAGTCGCACGGCTCTGTCACTGGAGAAATCGACGGAATCAAGATGACATGGGACGTCAAGCAGACCGTCTCATGGGATCAAGGAAAGCTCCGAAAAGTCTGGGAGGCACTCCCAGTCGAGATTGGAGACAAGCTCATTGAGACAAAGTTCTCGGTGAAGGAAGCCGTGTTCAAGGCGCAGATTGATCCAGCGATCATCGACGCACTCACAGAAGCTAGGACGACGAAGCTGTCGTCTCCAACCATCAAGCTGAATGTCTGATTCAGAACTCTACATCACGATCTTCATCTTAGGTGCAGTAATCTGGACCATGTTCTCAAATGATTAAATTTATCAAAGCCGACGAACGCTCGGCGGCCAAGAAGGCCAAGGTCACCATGTGTATCTTCGGCCCGGCAGGAGCTGGAAAGACCACACAGGCTCGAACACTCGATCCAAAGAAGACACTGTTCTTGGATCTTGAGGCCGGGACGCTGGCGATTGAGGGCTGGGCAAATGACAACGTGCTCGATGTTCGCAAGGTTGCCGCATCAGTCGGATGTCACCCGTGGGAGTTGGCGCGAGCCGCTGCCCTTTATATCGGTGGTCCCGATCCATCTGATGCGAACGGGGGCTACTCCCAGGGCGTGTATGAGCAGGTATGTGAATTGTTCGGAGATCCATCGAGCATCGCACATTTCGACACGGTTTTCGTCGATTCGATCACTGTGGCGGCTCGGGAATGCTTCAAGTGGGCGCAGACTCAACCAGACGCCTTCTCTGAGAAGACTGGGAAGCCAGACATGCGCGGCGCGTACGGGCTTCTTGGCCGCGAAATGATGCGATGGATCACTCATCTCCAGCACTCGCCGAAGAACATCATCATGGTCGGGATTCTCGACCGTGAAGAAGACGATCTCCGGCGCGTTGTCTGGAGTCCGCAAATCGACGGCTCAAAGACAGGACGCGAACTCCCCGGCGTGTTTGATGAAGTCCTGACCCTTGTGTCTGACCAGAAAGCGGCAGACGGCACTCTTTACCGTGCCTTTGTCTGTCACCAACAAAATCCTTGGGGCTACCCTGCCAAAGATCGGTCGGGCTGCCTTGAGATGATCGAAGAGCCGAATCTGGCCAAGGTCATTGGAAAAATCCGCGCTGGAAAGCGCATCGACAACATCCAAACCACAATCCCAACCCAACCCTAAAACATGTCAATGTTCTCACCAAATTCTTCAAACGCTGGAAGCAGCGGCGAACTCATCCCAGCCAAGACTCTCGCTCAGGTCGTCTTGATCCCAAAGGAAATCAAGACCTCAAACGCCGGAGCTAGGTATCTCAACCTTGAGTTGGCAGTGGCAGCCGGAAAGTACGAGAAGCGTCGAGTCTTCACGATCATCAGCGACCCGTGGGACACCAACACCTCAGAGAAGGCTCGCGAAATGGCAATCGGAGCGATCACGCGGATTCTGGAGACGATTGGCGTCTTCAATCACGCCGATCCCTCGACTTATGAGCGGATGAATGAGTCTTCCCTCGAGGAGTTCGCTGAAATGATCGACGGGAAAATCGCGGGCATCGAAATCGGTGTCGATCCCGGCAAGGACGGATACGAGCCCAAGAACAAGGTCGCAAACTGGGCGAGCACGAATCCGAAGTCCGGCGGCTACAAACTGTTCGAGGCAATCTCTCAGGGTCTTGAGACTCTCGCGAGACCTGCGGCAGCGAGCACGAGTGCGTTCGGTTCCGCTCCAACGGTGAAGCAGGTCGCCCCGGCTGCGGCAGCAGCCGTCAAGGCCGCCACTCCGGGCACCGCTGCTCCGAGCTGGCTGAAGAAGTAACAGTTCGGGAACAGAATTGGCCAAATCCCGAAAGCTAGTATAGAACCGAAGCGGTTGAGAGGCATGGTGCGCGGCGATGATCCGCGACGGGTGGTCATGGTCCTGCCTTGTGAAACACTCTCAACCGTTTCTTCCGACACAAAAGGAAATGATTCTTAGACCACGGCAGAAACAATTCGTTGAAGCCTGCCACAAAGCCCTCGACCAGTACGGTGCTTGCCTTGGGGTGGCACCGACTGGCGCAGGCAAAACAGTCATGCTGTCGGCGGCTGCAAGCCGCTACAAGACAGCACTCATCCTGCAACACAGGGATGAACTCGTCGCTCAAAACCGAGCGACATTCCAGAAGGTCAATCCGGGGACACGGACAGACATATTCACCGCTGACCGGAAAGCATGGTCTCCGGGGGCCACGTTTGCAATGGTGCAGACATTGTGCCGCCCGCGCAATGTATCAACAATTCCAAGCGGGATTGACATCCTTGTAGTGGATGAAGCGCACCACGTAGTTGCCAATAGCTACAAGAACATCATTGAAGCCTATCGGGAGATGAATCCCGATGGGCATATTCTCGGGCTGACGGCGACCCCGCAGCGCAGCGACCGGAAGGCGCTTATCTCGGTGTTCCCGACCGTTGCCGATGTCATCCAGCTCGAGGAACTCGTACAGGGCGGTTTCTTGGTCAAGCCCCGGGCGATGGTCATCGACATGGGGCTCAAGGCGGATCTCGACCGGATACCGCAAACGACAGACTTCGATCTGGATGAGGTGGCCGAGGTAATGGACAAAAGCCCGCTCAACACACGGATCGTGCAGGAGTGGAAGCAGCATGCTGGGAACCGGCAGACTGTTGTATTTGCCGCCACTGTGGCTCATGCCGAGCACTTGTGTGAGGAGTTCATCGCGCAGGGGGTGCGTGCAGTGACAGTCCACGGAGCGATGGGAGCCGCTGAACGCAAAGCCACTCTCGCAGCGTTCGACTCAGGGAAGTATCAGGTCATCTGCAATGTCGCAGTGTTGACCGAGGGATGGGACTGCCAGCCGGTGTCGTGCGTGGTATTGGTTCGGCCGTGCTCAAGCAAGAGCGTCATGCTTCAGATGGTCGGCCGAGGGCTCCGCAAGTTGGATCAGGCGAGGTATCCGGGGCAGATTAAAAGCGACTGTCTCATCATGGACTTTGGATACAGTCTCGTGACTCACGGGAATCTGAATGCCGACGTTCGCTTGGCTCCAAAGCCGAAGGACAATGAGGAGGAACACCAGGCTCCCGAGAAGACGTGCAAAGGCTGCGGGATCAAGCTGCCGATCCAGACTCGGGAATGTCCGGTCTGCGGGTACATCGAGGAGAAGGAAGACCGTGGAGTCCTTGAGGACTTCAAGCTGACTGAGATCCAGCTTATCGACGCTTCCCCCTTCCGGTGGGAAGAGATGTTCGAGGGCCGGGTGATGATGGCAAACGGCATGGCCGCATGGTCTGCGATCATCCAGTTCGGCGAGCACTTTCATGTTGTGGGAGGCACCGAGGAACCGAAGCGAGTTTGCAGGGTGGATGTCACCGACGAGAAGAACCAAGCGATTGCGTCCGCTGACGACTACCTTCGGCAGAACGGAGACGTGTCACTGTGCCGGAAGAGCCGGTCGTGGTTGACGCTCCCACCCACAGAGCAACAGAAAAAGTTTCTTTCGGGATTGACCATGTTTAACACTTCACGATACAGGGCATCGTGTTTGTTGACATGGAAATTTAACGAAAGAAAAATCCAGTCACTTGTTACCAAAAACTAAACATGGCAAGAATAAACGGAATTGAAGCATTCATCCCGAGGATGGTAGACCATTCACCGATTCGCTTTGCGATGATGAA